TCAACACTGTATTGTAAGTTGGATTAACATCTGATATAAACTCAGGAATCTTGTCCTGAAAAGTATACTTGTAATTCGATAAATTGATGAATAACTTTTCCCTCTTTGGCTTATACTTTGAATAAGTTTTCAAACACTTCTTTACCAAGACTTCAAACTTATCTCTATCAAGTTCTACATTATCAGCACCTATAAGAAACTCTCCTGTTCTGCTTAAGATAAGATTGAATAATTCTTGAAGAGTCATAGTTCAGCCTCTTCATTCTTTATTAACTCTTAATTCTGATCCTTAGAAGGTCTTCCTCTTCTACCCTTTTGTTCAACCTTCCCTTTAGAAGGTTCCTTATTATCCTGCTTCTCAGATTTTGTCTTCTTCCCCTTCTCATCAACCAACTCAATTATACCATCAGCAAGAAATCTTTTTACTGCTGGAAGAGAAAGCAATTCATCAGTGGCTTTGGTTGGTAATTCTACTCGCTTACCATTATGATTTATAATTACTTTACCTTGTTTTGGCTTCAGAATCTTCATTTCTTCCTCCTCTTTCTCAATTTACCCTTTCTATTACACTTTCTTGTCATAACTCTCTTCAAATTATGTTTTGCTAATTCTGATACTCCTTTCCTGATTAAAGGGAGTTTGACTTTTCTTTTTCCTAAGACTGGAGAGTAAGATTCAAGAAGTCTTCCTGCTTCAAGTAAAGCACTTAATACTGATTTAGTAAGCCAAGTTAAAGGTTCGTCCCAATCTATTCCAGATTGTAGAACATAATCTGCTAAAGGAACATTGAGATTAGAAAGGTTTACTTCTATAGGTTCGTCATCTTCACTAACTACTACTGCTAATATTCCTTCATCAATTACGGTGAAAAGAACATCCACTTGTTCATTGTTATCAGGATTAATAAATCTTACTAAAAGATCTCCAGTATCTGGATCAAAGTTTAGAATTGAAACTTGTATGTTGTCGTAACCTAGTGTTTGAAGTCTTTGTTGGAAAGTTTGTTCTAATTCATCAAGATTATATTCTATTTCATCATAATCTACTAAACTCAATGGATTTACAGATGAAATACCTAAATCTGCTAAATCTTCCAAAAGATTCTTTAACTCTTTCACCAAACTCATTATTATCACTCCTCCCCAGGAAGGTGAATCAAAGAATCTAATCCGACTTTGCTTAACTCTGTATTAAGATATTCAGCAAACCCTTCTACATTTACATATTCTTGCATCTTTTCATCCTCAGATAACTCATCAACAAATCTTTTCACATCTGAAAGAATCTGAGTTGTGGCTTGTTGGAATTCAAGTTTATCAAGGTCATCAACATTTACCAACGAATTGGCAAACCTAACAGTAAAGTCAGAAGGAGTTACTGACAATCCTTTGTTAATCAAGTGAATTAGTATCAATTCACGAATCCCATTGATAATAGCCTTCTGAATATATTTGAGACGCCTTAGATACCTACTATATCTTTTGAGAATCTCTCCTTTAGTATTATTACCAGTATTGAATATCAATTCAGGAGGAATACCAACACTTGTTAGAATTATTTCTCTTAAGTCTTGTATTGAATTAAGTAAGTCAGAAGGTTCATCAGGTTTGTATTCTAATCTTGTTAATTGACCTTTCTCATTAGTAATGGGAATTACTTTTATTCTACCTGCACCTTTCAGAATCTCAACTATTGAGAGTTGGTCTAAATCTTTATTTATTGCTACTCCTAAACTATTTATCTTTCTTTCAATCTTCTTAGCATACTCAAATGCCTCCTTTGGATCAAGGGAAGGAGGAACATATACTCCAACTATATTACCTTTAGAAAGGTAATGAATCTTTGAAGCAGGAACAAGTTTCTCAAGTAAATTAAGTTCTTTGATCTTCTTAATTACTCCTATTGTAAACAGAGGAGAACCAATCTTAACAAATGCAGGAAGTTTTTCTCTCTTTTCTTTCTCTATGTAAGAAAGATATCTTTTATCAAGCTCAAGTCTTAATCTTCTTGCATTAACAAAGAATGTTACATATTCAGTTGGCTCATGTATAGAAAGTTTCCCTTTTTCATCAATCTTCAAATGGAATTGAATCTCTTGATTCTTATAGAATGGGATTACTTCCCCTGGTCTAACATCATCTACAATCTCTACTATACCCTCTCCTTCTCTTACAATAGGTCTTAGAGTATAAGAACCAAATGCTACAAGATCTGATGTTATATCTAATACTAACTGGTCTATATTATGAATTTCTTCAAACTCTTTTAAAACCTCTTTTAACTCTTCATCATCTCTATTTGGAGATATCTCTATTATATTATCTGAAGAGACATCAGGAGTAAGAACATCATAAGTGATTTGGTCAAGAATTATTTCTGCTATGTAAGTTTCTTTGATTTCTTCTATTTCCTTGAAGAATCTCTGATAATTCTTTGATACCTCAAGATATTTAGCATATAATTCTGACAATACCCTAAAATCACTTTCTAATTCTTTGAAAGAGATTGAATTAGAATCATTTTGTTTAAGTTCCTTATTTTCCTCATTAGAAGAAAAGAAATTGAATCCCAACAATATCTTTGACATAAGACCCATACTTATCCTCTACTTATCAGAGATAGTCTCCCCAGAAAAGGTTAGCAAAACTCTGCTGATTTTCCTCTTCCTCACTTGTTGTTTCTTCTCTATACAATCTTGCAAAGGAGAAGTGCTTCTGTATATCCTTATTTGTTATAAGAGACCAATAAACTCCTACTACTGCATCAGCACCATCTTTTGAACCCTTTGTACCATCTGGGAATTCGTGAGGATGGTCAATTTTCTTACCTATATCTTCAATATGAAGAAGTTCTTTTATCAAGAGGTTATGTTTTGGTATCCATACTCTTTCTTCATATATCGCATCTCTAAACGAGAGATAAGGATCTTTAGTTCTATCTACCGATAATAAATCTGTTCTAAATCCTAACTGAGTTAATTGCTGTCTCATATCTTCTGACTGGAAACCGTCTGAAGTTACTATTGCTATTGGATAACCTATCCTTGATAAATCAACTATAAATTGTCTTATTTTATAGAATGGAATTCTTTCACCTGGAAGAGGTTCAAGGTAGATTATAAAGTCAATCACTATCTCTGGCTCTAAGAATGTGTGTCTTTTGAGAGTTAAAGGATCAACTCTTTCTATCTTCTTGTATCCTTTTATATACCCTGATGCTATTCCTGTTCTGTCTCCTGTTACTGATAAGTCTATATGAATTGCTCTTGGTGATTCCTTGAAGAGTGGATTCTTGAGATAATCTATATTGAAGTAGTTAAGTAAGACATCTGATTTATCATTAAAGGATAGTCTTATTATCTCTTGTTTTACTGGATTTACAACTGATGCTTGTTTGATTAATATATTCCTACTCTTAAAAATCCTATATGTTGAACCTACTGAATATCCTGCTAAATCTCTTATAGCATTATGTAAGTCAATTTCAAATTTATCTTTGAGTTCTATTGGAACTTCTATAACTTTTGATTCATCTATATACTTCAATTGAGAATCATCCTCTATTATGAAAGGGTCAGTTGTTTCATCCCCTACAAATACTTTGAAGGTCTCATTTGAATAAATACCTAAATGCTTCTTAACTTCCCATATAGGATATTGAAAAATTACTACTCCTTGCTTTCCTCTTACTTTTTCTGTATGTTGTGAAACAAAATCATCTGGGGACTTTTCAGATGAAACTAAACAAAGATGACCAGGAAGTTTTCCTCCCTCTTGAGCGAAACGAGATTCCATTCTTCTTACAAGAGCATTATAAGACTGTCTAACTTGATCAGATATTATACCAAAGTTAGCTTCATCAAGTAACCCACCGAAAACAGCCATTCCAAGTGTATGTGTAAATCTTGAACCAGCTACAATTCCTATGTTGTTTACAAATCTGATTTCAGAAGTCTTTTTATTGTCTGAATCTAAATGCTCTTGGAAGAATTCTGAACTTGCTATTAAGTTTTTAAATGGTTCATATAATACTTGGTTTGATAAATCTTTAGTAACATTGAAAAGTGCTATTACAATTTCATCTGTTGGAATTAAGTTAAATTTCCTATGAGGATCTTCTAACAAAAGAAGTTTATATAAGTCATATAAGATTATTATTCTTGCTATTGTTGTCTTACCAATCCCTATTGCTCCACGAAAGATACACTCATAATAAGGACTATAAAAAGGATTAGGAAATATTGTCTTCAAAGTATCTTTCCATATCGGATAAATCTTATCTCTTAAACTTACTCCTAAGTATTTTGGATGTTCTATAAATGTTATTATATCAACTGGAACTTCTTTATA